ACCTACCACCAACAACATCAATATTAATTGGATTCAGAAAATCATAAACAAACGGAATGCGCCGTCGTGATATGTTTTCTTTGGTGATAATTACATCGTCTTCACCACGAGTCATTTTCTTTTGTGTGGATTTATTTAATTTGGCATATCGTCTTTTAATAACAACATTACCACATCTAAATAAAGTGTTGAGAAATCTTTCTGATCTCTCGGACCCACATACCTCTTCCCACCAGCGACGATAAAACTTTTGTGCATTTTTATCTGTGTGGACAAGACTGATGCCTTGTGAACCAAAATCCCCCATCAAATCGATAACATTTTTGATGATGCCGACTTTTTCATAGGCGTTCATACACCTCTCAATAATTTCTTTTTCAAGCGTCGGCGGTTCTTCACCAGATCTAAATCTGTAGTAGTCACCTTTGCGATAGGATGTCCTAACGGAGATACCATCCTCAATATCAAGATAAGACCTTCCATGACTGGCGCTTGAGTTCATAACTCCGTCATAACTATCAACATTTGCGCTTGCCTGTTCCAGCGCGTCTTTATCATTCAAATCAATATAGAGCTTTTTTTCTTCAGACATAGTAATGACCTTGATTTAATTGTAATGTGATCCCATTCATATTATAGTACACCAAAATCAATAAAGATTGTTTAATTGTGAGGTTATCCAAGCTGGACCAATAAAATCTGCTTGTGGTTTCTTTTTGCCTTGTGAAACTTCGGCAAATCCACCAACGATCTCATAGTCGTCCTGAATTCTCCTTGCTCTAGTCTGTCTAGCCGCCATGTTTGCCATTAATAGTGAGGAATAACGGTCTTTTCGTACCCTTTCTTTACGACCAGTGCCAATCTTAACTTCTGGAGTATCCCAGTGTTCCCTGCCTGTTGATGTCTGTCTAATTTCTATCATACATAATTCATTCTTTAGTTCCTCAATTTCCATGACACAATCTTCTAAAGTGTCATATGTTCTATTCGCCATCTTGTCCTGCTCAATTGACAGTCCAATTGTAATAGGATCAAATCTTGGTAGTAGAAGCACTTTATCTTCAAAATCTTTTCGTAGTCCGTGATTGCCTTCTGCCAACCAGTCATACTTAGCGAACTGACACAATTCTAGAATATGTAGTCCGGACTCATCATCTGTATCTTTTTGTTTTTTCTCATCAATAACGGGCCAAATTGATAATTCACCCTTGGCTAGATTCTTAGGGTCGTGAAGGGACTCAGCTACCGCTATACCGCCGCCTTGAGCGTCCATAGCAATATGTATCGTCGGGAAAGCGCCCATCAGGTCGCGTATCTTACGGGCACAGAAGGAATAGAAATCCGCTTCTCTGGTGAGACCCTTTTTTACACGGTCTTTATGTTGTTGTCTGTTAGTAGTCCAACAATGTACAACCCGCCTATGGTCATTATGTATTTCTAAAACAATAATAGAAAAATTATCAACTTCTGATGCAGGGTCCACACCAATGATATATTGTCCTGTGGGATTTCCTTTTAAAAGTGGATCAAAGTAGACTTGACCGCCAGAGGCGATATTGATAGGCTTAGTGTCATTACCGACACATGATTCGATTAGACTTCTTTTGAAGAATCCTGACGAATCTGTACAGAAACACGCCCCAAACTCCATCAGGTAAATACCGTTGTGGATTGTGGCTTTTGACCTCGCCACCTGAGCGTCGTCCATAAAACCTTTGGGAATCAGATCAACCGGCATTCTAATAATTGAGTAATCTCTCCAATTAAAAGAATCTGGTATATCTTCTTCACCAAATATGTCTTTTAATTTATGTGGATCGCCCTTGCTTTTAATAATAGACTTCCATCTTTTCCAATATGTCGCAAAATGGTTAAAATCGTAATATGCTGTTCCTGCTAATACAATCTGGTTACCTACACCATCTTCCTGAATATGTTCTGTCAAAAGAGATGGATCAATTCCTAATTGTTTCGCTTTTCGTTTCGCTGCTTCTATTTTTACGCTTTCGGCAGGCGAAGCTGAAACGGCGGCGAAACCTGCGATAACATTTTCAAAGATTTCTCTGGACATAGATGCAAATTCATCGCTAATGATATCATTTGCTCTCTGACCTCGAATCTTGCTACCATCGCCAATTGGTAGTGCTACAATTTGACTACTACCTATCAACATTCGGCACATGTCCACATCTCTTCGTGGACCACTACCGCTATCGCATAAATCTCTTAATATCCCAGAACTTTTCCATATAGTTTCCATATAGTCATGTAGGTATTTAGATTGACGGAAAGCGGCACCAACAACTACAATTTTGCGCCCCGGCATTAATAATGCGCGAAGCATACAATACAAGCTCATTAAAAAGGTTTTCCCCATGCCTCGACTACCGATAAGCATGGGGAATTTTCGTTCCCACAATTCCTGTAGGATCAACCCTTGAAAAGGAAGTAGGTCTACTTTAAATATGTGCTTACATAAGAACGCAAAATAATCCGGCTGGGTTAATAACCAAGTTAATTTTTTATAGAATTCTTGAGGATCTTCAGTGTCTAGTATGTCTAGTGGCGCAATTAAATCACTTTTGTGAACATCAATGTCTAACCACGCATCATTTAGTTCCTCGATTATTTCTTTTCTTAATCTCTCTGACATTTAGATATTCTGTTCTAGTTAAAACTTTATCTGCGAAACCAAAATCCACGGCTTCTTGCGCGGACATATACCAATCGACACTAGATTCTAGTTTTCTTTTGATATAAGCTTTAGTTCTTGCTCTACTATATGATCTATCTTTAAAAAAGCTACCCTTTATACATTTATCCGTATAAATATCAATCATCTGGTTTTTTACTTTTATGTAGTATTTTGTACCAGACTCAACAGAGACCTGATGACCGCTGAGTGTTAGATCGCCAAAATGCACCATAATATCACAATTTGGCATTAAGTATCTTTTGCTGGCGGCTTGGAGTATAATGGTTCCCATACTACATAAGCATCCATGACCAATCATGTAAACTGGTAAAGAAGAATATGATATATTGTCAAATATAGACATGCCATCCGCCCATTCACCGCCTATTGTACTGGTGTGGGCAATTATCTTATCTGTAGATTTTTGTTCTGCTTCATGTAATCTTTTTAGAAATTTGGTGGCAACTTTAAAGTTAATGCCGTTATCCTCTGAATCCGCTTCGTCGCTATGTAGATATATCTCAGAATTCATTCCATGCTTCCTGTAATAAGTCAAAGGTTACTTGTTCTGCATGGTCTTTGTTGTCACAGTATATAATTTTTACATCATAGTTCTCTTCTATATCATAAATTAGCTTACGGAAATACTTGGAACCTATTTTCATGTACTTTCTTTTACTCTTAGGAATTCCGGAATTTTCAGGAAAAGTATAAAGGAAGGATTCCGGAAATTCACATACAATGTAAGCATTCTGAATCGTATCCAATTTCTCCATTTCCCGATGGAACCTCTCCTTCATAGTTTTCTTAGCTAGGTTGTGGTATAGTTCCCCTGTTGAAGCTTTACGTTCTATACGGATGAAATCTTCCAATCCCTCGATTGTATAGTCGCCTGCATCTAGTGCTTGTTCTAGTATTTCTGCCTGAGCAAAAAATTCGAACCCTTGTTGTTCCCTAGTGTCTCTTATTATTTTCATTTTTTACTTTTCTGTTCACATTACGCTGTCAAAATATTTTTTGCAACAACTGTTACTTATTTTATAGTTATCTGAAGCTATGTTATCTATTTGATCGTCAGTAAGCTCTTTAGCTTGTTTTAAGAATTCGTGCTGATGTAATTCATCATTATTAACGCAGACAACGTCAGTAACACAAAATGGAAAAAATTTATCTTTATTTATACTATGAATAATAGTACCACGCTGTGTATTAATTAGATGATATATTTTATAATCAAGATCTTCAATAACATTAAACAGATCTTTTATAGATTGTTTATTATTAAGCAAAGCGGACCCGTTCACTTCTATAAGAAGCGGGGCTTTGTGTTTAGATAAAGTCTCTCTGGAGCCTTTCAGTGCGTCAATTTCTCCACCTTCTAAGTCGTATTTAATTGCGCATATATTATGATACCCACTAGTTTCACATAAATTATCTAAAGTTTGCGATGTTAAATCCCCTTCTTCATCTTCCACTAAGCTACCAAATGGTCCTGAATCAGTAGAGAACGAACATTTCTTCACTCTGTCCGATAAGATATTTTCAAAAACATCCAAACGCCCTTTAAATTGTTTCGCTGTTTGTCTTAGACACTCGATGTTCTTATAAGCCCCGTCAATCGCGGAGACTTTATATCCCGCTAATAATGCTGGAACAGAGAATGTTCCAATATGACAACCGCAATCAATTATTCTAGACTTCTTTTTAATAAAATAATTGAGCATATTAAAATTTGACTCACCAAAAAAACTACCCTGATTAAGAATTCCTATAACAGGGTCTTCACTCTGAAAATAACTAATATCAACACCTCTTATGTTTTTCGTAATCATCTTCTTTTCTTTTCCTTTATAATTCCCATAAACAAAGATTCGTAAAAAGCTTCACTACCTGTAACTTCTTTATGGCAGGTGTAACAAAGTGTTATTAAGTTAGATAAATCATCTCTTAGATCTGGTCGTTGTGAATAAGGTATAATATGATGAACTTGTAATCTTTTTCTACAGCTACATCCCGGCATTTGACAAGTTCTCCTATCTCTCCTTCGCGCCCTGCCTCTTGCCTTCTTATAATCGGCATCATCATAATTACGCCCCATCCCCACCCCTAACTCTTATGACCTCATACTTAACGTTTCCGTTAGCTACCATATCCCTTACTTGTCGCTGTCGTTTTGATTCTCTCGAATTGCCCGTTTT